TGATCGGAACAGCAGTAGAGCGTGGAAGGCTTGAACTTTCCCTCATCCGTTGGTATTACAGTGAATTTATTCTTTTTTATATCTGTGTATTTTAGTGCATTCAAGGACGTTTTAGGCTATTTTTGAATTATCAGCACCCCAAACAGCACCCCCAATTGATATGGAAATCTGGATAGGAGAATATGAAAAATGGCCTACTATAGTATAGAAAAACGCCCGCGCGCAGATGGCACAGTTCGCTATCGCTGCACTGTTGGTGTTAAATCTGGCGGTAAATATATTTACAGAGAAAATCGTACATTCGGAAGACAGTCCTACGCCAAGACATGGGGTGCTCAGCGAGTAGCTGAGCTAGAACAAAACGGAGTTCCCGCTCAAAGTGATACTGAAAATTTAAAATTTGGAGATCTACTGCGTAAATATATTGATGACCAAAATCTAGGAGGGAAAGCAGGAAGGGCTAAAAAATGCGTATTAGGTATACTTCTAAACAGTGAATTAGCGAAATTAACGCTTTCTGAGTTATCAGTTAGCCATGTCATAGAGTACTGTAAACAAAGACTCTCTACAGGCGTTACTCCCTCCACCATTAGTCATGACATTAGTTACCTATCGTCTGTTTTAAAATCAGCTAAACCAGTTTACAACATAGACTATGCAGTAAATCCCGCTCATGAAGCACGTTCTATGTTGACTCAAATGGGGTTAATCGGTAAATCCCAGCGCCGGAGCAGAAGACCCACAGAAGAGGAAATTGATAAACTCATTGAGGGGTTGCGTAAGCGTAGTAGTCATAGGGAAGGAAAAATACCTTATGAAGATATCTTAAATTTCTCAATCTTAAGCTGTATGCGCATAGGCGAGGTCTGTAAAATTAGATGGGATGATGTAGACGAAAAACAAAGATCTGTCGTTGTAAGGGATAGAAAAGATCCCAGAAAGAAAACAGGGAATCACATGTCCGTTCCTTTACTTGGGGATGCCTGGGAAATAGTTCAAAAACAACCAAGAACAAGTGATCTAATATTTCCTTACAACCCCAGGAGCATAACACACGGTTTTCAAAAGGTCCGTAACGCTCTAGGCATTGAAGACCTCCGCTATCACGACCTACGCCGAGAAGGAGCCAGTCGCTTGTTTGAAGCTGGCTTCTCAATTGAAGAAGTTGCGCAGGTAACAGGCCACCGATCACTGAATGTATTATGGCAGGTATACACAGAACTATACCCGCAATCACTGCATGAGAAGTACAACAAGCTGATGCAAAAGAAAGAAGAGTAACTTTTCAGTGCTTATTATGCGAATGATAGCCCCATAACGGGGCTTCTGTTAGTAACTACAAGCTGAATTTATAACCTTCCAGCGCTCTCATCATTGGCTTCATATCCTCCTTATGTATCAGAAGATAACCAGCACGTTGAGCAATTTCCATAAAGTCATTTAAAGTAGAAACATGATGTTTTGACGTCAGTACTTGAGAATAAAGTACCTCGCCGTTTTCCAATTCCATTAATAAACGTCCAGTAAAACCAGAGTAATTATTAGGGATTGGCATTTCTTCTTGCCCCAGAAACTCACCTTCAATCGCTTTAGTTGCCAAGTACCCTATTGCCGAGGGTAATTGTTCACCCGTCAATTCATTTTCACGTAGAAGAGCGCGATCTTGAGTTGTGGTTTTAACTGCTACTGATTCAGATTCTTTCTGGTTAAAGTAAAAATCCTCCATCTTCTCGAAAACATCCCATGCCTTATCAGTATCCAGCATCTTAGCGTGACGGGCTGCACCGCGTTCTGTCCATAAAATTAAGTGACGCACATTTTGGGCGATTTTCACAAAGTTACTTTGAGTAACCTTGCGCTTAAATTCTCTTAATAATGAACCAGTTAGTTTAAAGTAATGTTTCCCTTCGATAAACCGTTCAGCATTTCTGGAATGGTTCACTTTAATATTATTTGCACTCGTTCCATAAACATCAGCTAACAATTCAGTAGTAATAACCGGAACACTGTTGTGCATGATGGCAGTCATATGTTCTACTGAATGAGTATTTTTATTTAATCTATTAAGCTGTATACTTAACATGTTTACTTCCTTTGGCTTGGGGTAAACTGTTTATTGAAGCCCCTGACTATTACCAGTAGTTGGGGGCTTCGCCGTTTTAAAGTAATAATATTTATTACGTTATTGTCACTGTTTGTAAAGATTTCTATAGCAAATTTGGGAAGCGTATCGAAAACTAGACTGTTCGCTCTATTAATGGCAAGTAATCGGTTGCATTAGTTATATAGTGTGATAACTTAGCTAGCTTCCTACCGTCCGTGGTATTTGATCCTTAGTTACTTCAATCACGCTGCCGTTTCCCATTCCATCAAAATAGTCATAGGGGTAAGATTACGCACGGCGCACCTCCACGATTTCGGCATCAACGGTTTCGGTGATGGTTTTGCCATCAGGCATGCAGACACTGCGAATACCTTTGGCGGCTTTTTCTGCGCCTTGTAGGGTTTTATATCTGTTGCGGTACGTGAATGTATTCACTTTGTTTGTGCGGTAATTAGTGACGGTGATGATGATCTTAAACATGGCGCACCTCACGAACGGTAGACATATCGCTACGGTTGGAAGGTATATTGATACCGATATCCCCCGGTTGACGGGAAACGAATATCAGAGAGGGAATGCCTGCCAGTAAACGGGCTTCACCTTCATTCCCCGCCAGCGCGGTGATAAGGCGCACAGGGTGAATATCCACCAGCCGCTGAGTGCCCGATGCAATTAGGAATGTAAATTTGAGGCGAGTTTGGTTATGCTGTGGTGTATCCATAGCGTAAGACTCCTTTACGTTTTTGGTTAGACGCCTCGATAGTGTTGGTAGCACTTCGGGGCGTTGTTGTTTTACATCTGACATAAATGTGTTGTACACTGTCAGACACAAACAACATACACCCTGAGTATTACATATGTCAAACACAAATTTGCCGAGAGGTAATAAACAAATTGCATTCAGAGTTGAGCCACAATTAGAACAAGCTATGAGGGAAGCGATGAAAATTGATGGTGATGAATCTATATCTGCATGGATAAAAAGAATTATCCGTAAAGAGTTGCAATCTCGCGGCATTGAGCAATAACTAACCAAACCTCTTAAAGAGGTGAGGTTATTAAGCTGTTGTAATTCCTCGTAAACCAGATTTGCATTACGGATAACTAATTGATTTATCCGAGACCGTCACTTTGGCCACCCGGAACATTTCAATATTTCCAGCGCCAAACTGAGGACCTCGAATAAATCAATAGGTTACACGTGAATTATTTGTAATTTATTGATTTAACATGATTTTATCAAAGGAGCGGAAATTAAGGGGATCGGGGTAGGAAGTGGGGAATGGTACTTGAATGGAAAACCCGCGCGGGGCGGGTTTATGAATCTTCTTCATCTTTGGATTTGAATATCCTGCCAATAGCAAAAATAGCTGCTATTGCTATCAAATTCCCTGTAATTAATTTTGCAGCGAAACTTAACTCACCTTTAATACCAAAATACACAGCTATACCTAAGATAATAATGCTTAAAACACAAGCCATCCATTGCCCTCTGGTATCTTTTCTTATAACTGCATTGAGTGCTGTTTTTTGAGTTTCGTGTCTAAATTGCTGCTCTTTTTCCGTTAATTCAAGAATCCTCTCTGCCATCCCCGGCAATATAGAATCATACTCTCTAAGCATATCAGGTGGAGGAAGAGGACCCTGAAACAAAGATGTTTTGTGCTGAATAATAGAAACGACTTTAGGATTATCCAAAAGCCTTTCAAGTAACTGAGGATTGGTTTCAACGACGCTCTCTAGCTGCTCCGCTGATAACTCAGTACTGCATCTATCCTCGTTTTGAGTACTGTCACTTACCGGCTTTTGGTTTTCGCTCATTGGCTATCTCGCCGCACCCTACAATAACACCCGTCATATCTCTCGCTATATTGTGAGCGTCATTTCTCAATTTCTGCGCATCATTGCCAGATGTAATAATGCTCCGATAATTAGTTGAAGGCATAATATCCATAACACTACCTATCGCTCTCATATAGCGGCGCATTGTGGCTGTCATGATAACCTCCCATTCAGTCAATTTCATAGTGCCAGAACTGCAACATAGTATTAAGTTTAATTAAATAGCTTTAGCAATACAAGTTACTTGATGCGGTAAAAAAAGAGGGCATATATATCACGTTTAAAGAAGATGACGACACGTTCTAGGCATGTTAGAAGAAGAATTATAACCAATGACTCCATATTGCCATCACTTTGTATTAAATGTTATACATGTGATGAAAGTCGATTTTCAGCCCTCCGTGGCCTGAATTCATTATCAGTGAGTCAATAACCCCAACACTTCCCCACGGCAAGTAAGAGTTTCAGTTACCCAAAATTAACATTACATTAACTAATTATTAACAATAATATTCCCTTTTACCCACCCATCCTCACTTCGGCGGTTCCGGCCATGCGATATCGGGGGCAGTGGAACAATCTACCCGGTTGAGCAGGACGCGGTATTTTTTCCAGGCGACAAGAGCCGCTTTTTCTTCCTTCGTGGCCATGTCGAGGTCAGCGGCGTCCTGTAGTGGCGCAATGGTATTTGCCACCTGTGACATGCGATAACGCTTTTCTGATTCGGCTTGTTGCTGTAGCTCCTCCGGTGTCGGCGGGGGTAACTCAATCAAGGTAGGCAGGCCATCCGCACCGGCCACTATCCGCTTACCGTCTGATTGGCCTTCAAACATTTTTTTGTACAATTCATCGGTGATCGGTTTCACGTCGTCTGGATAAGCACCCTGTTCATCATACGGCCGATAAACAAAACCATTTTCAGAGGCACTATAAAACCAGTCATTATCGAATTTTCGTTTTGTTTTATTGTGTTGAATATTTTTCATTGTTACCTCCCAATTGCCAGCCATGCCACCGGAAAACCATTAACTATGCCATCTTCCCGTTTTGTCGCGGCATAAAACTCGGAATTATTCACCGGATAGCCAAACGCGTTATCTATACGTGCCCCCTGTGAAGTTGAATTAGTGACTAAGACAACAAAGCAAGCTTCGGAAAACATGTGGGGAAAACTGAAGTTCCTGTTACTTTCCGATTCAGACCCCCACTGTATAATCAGTCCTGTCGACTCATCTTTAAACCAGCCTTTACCACTAACGACTCCAGAATTCTTTCGGGCAAACGTGGCGTTCAACCAGTGGCTAAGCCACCCACCCCATGTGTTACCATGAAGATCTCCCCAGGGAGTCAGTATCGCATTCTGTGATGCAGTCCCGGCAATCAATCCTTCATCCGCACTTATTTTTCCCTTTACTGAAGCATTCTTCAGAATGGAAAGATTGCCCTGAGATGCAATATCACCCTGACTCGAAATACTCCCTTGAGCCGCAATATCGCCATTGCGGGTATTGAAATAAATGGAGGTGACATCATTGGGACTATTGTGTGTCGATTTAAAGCCCACGCCGTGCCATGAACGAATTTCTATGTTGTTGCCCTCAAAACTCGCCGCATCACGGTTGCCATCATAAACGCCACCACTCCCTATCGTCAGTGCGGGGGTCATTAATTGCCCAACGGTGACCGCGCCACTGACTGTCCCACCTGTACGTTTATCCAGGGCGTTAGCCGCCAGTTCGACGGTTTTCTCTAAACCGAGGTTGCTCACAAATGCCTTCTTATCCGGGATATCCGCCCCGTTCTGCGCTTTGTCGAGGCGGCGGTTGGCGTTTTGGTTTGCGGTGTTGGCCAAATCATAGGCCGCCTTTACCGCTTTCGGGGTTGCCTGATTACTCACCTCCCGCCCAAGCTGATCGATTTTTTCACTCATCGCCTGAATGGATTGCAGGGACACAATGCGTCCGTTCGGCAGTGTGATATCAACCACCCCATTCTCACTCGACCACTTATCCATGTTCTGGAGGAAATTGATGATGTTGCTGTTAATCGCCACCATATGCCGGACGCCATCGGAAATGGAATCAGGGACGGTCGTCTGAATCTGGTAGGTAGTGTTATCCAGCGTCACCGTGGCTTTATCCGCCAGCACCAGTTCCGTATCGGAGTTCACCGCCTGTATCATATGCAACAAGTTACTGTTGCCGGACTGGATGATGATCACCTGCCCCGGAGCAATACCGTTGAGATTGTCTTTAAACTGCGTGCCCGTACCGCGGACAATAGCCGAGCCGGACACAATAGAAATTGTGCCTTGTGCATAAATCATGGTTTGGTTCCTGAAAAAAGAGAGGGTTAACCTTCTATCATGGTTAAATCGACAATAAAGCCTTCCAACAGCGGCGGTGGGCCGCTCCCTGCGTTGGGATCTACACCTGTACTTCGTTCACCCACAAATTCATAGGAGTAGGCAATTTCAATACGTCCATCACTGTATTTTCCCTTGAAGGTTTCCAGCCAAACGTTATATTCCCATTCTTCATCATAAAACGGCGGATTATTTTCACCGCGAATATGAACAATATTTTTATAATATTCTCTGGACTGCCATTTTATGGGCATGAAGCCATAATGCCGTCCCGGTTCACCCACATGAACAAAAGGCCTGTTTTTATTATTGGGGACGTCGACATAAAAATATTTTACAAATGACAGTAATTTCATGGAGGAAGAAAACATCAGTTCGCCTTTCTCGCTATACACCTCCAGCCCGCTGTTGCCCGAAATTGCCAGTTCCGATACCGGGGCAAAAAAATATTTACCTCCGGCCCCATAAACCAGCGCGCAGTTATAGTATTTTTCATCCCAGCCGGCATTACTTTCATTCTTCTGCGCTTTTCTTAAAAAACCCAGTGACGGGGTTTTATAGGATAATTGCACCAGACCGTTGTCGGTATAAAACTCTAATCCCATCATATTAAATCGCCCAAATGGTCACCCGGTTTTGCATTTCAGCCCATACCCCGGTTTGTCCGCCACCTCTACCCATGTGCTCCCATCGCCAGATGTCATAATCCACGTAATAACTGAACGTGCTGCCAGATACACTGAACTTTGTGAACTCATTACTGATAGCAGAAGTAAGGGTATGACCCCTGCTTCTCATGCGTAAAAAGAAACGGGCCGTCACATTACCCCCTTCACTCAATCCCGGCAAAAACAAGTGCCCTGATTTTTGAAGCGGGATAACGTGAGTCCCTAAAAAACGCGGGATAATATTATTCGTGCTGATAATCACCCGGCCTTTTTCATCGTAAATCTCCAATCCCATCCCCATCACCAAATCCCCATTCTGATACGTAATATTCCATTATTATCAAAGAGCTGCTTGAGATTATTGGTTTCGACCCAATAACCGGAACTCCCGCGCCCGTAACGCACCTCTTCGCCTGTTTTCATATCCAGTCTGAACCCGGTTTTATTATGGGGGTCGAAATTCACGGATCTAATTTCATCCCCCACAACCAGCTTCTGGATCATCGCTTTATCGATTAACGCTTCTCTGAGAAATACCTGCCCGTCTTTAATCATAAAGACCGATTCCAGCTTGTCATCAGCAGGATTCATTACCATAAACTGGTTGGCACTGACCCCGAAGTGAGTTTCCACCTTGCCGTTCTTCACCTCTGCCCCAATCACCATCCCCGCTTTATAAAAATGACCGTTATAATTCACCCCGGCCCCGATATTCTTAATGGCATATCCATTGCCGTCGATATCGAAAACTGCCGTCGCTTTCTCACGAATAATGGCGGACTGATCTTTAAACTGTGCCTGAGTGCGTTGCTCACTTTCCGCCAGGGCTTTGTCCATTTTCGCAATGGCTTTCTGGCTTTCCTGAATGCTGGCCTTGACCTCGGTTCTCACTTCATCTTTAACCACCACAAGGTCCGCCTTCACCTCTTTAAAGGATTCGGCCCATGCTGCCTTCTCATCAGCGAATACCCGGTCAAGCCGCCTGATTTCGGCCTTGTTCTCTCCATCCTTCACGATTAAGTTACGGGCATTCTGATAAATCGCCGTACTGTTAATCAGTTCTGCTTCGGCCTGATAATTCAGTTGCTCCTGCAAGCGTTTACCGGCTTCGGCAGTAAGGAACTGGTCACCCATCGCCTGGGTTATCCAGTTTGTGTCGGTAGAGGACGCCCCCCGAATAAAGTTTGTCCACGGGGATTGATTGCCGGATTTATCCACCAGCCGGGCCCGAAAGTAGAAAGCCACCCCCGCCGCCAGCCCCTGCATCGTGTGTGTTTTTTGCGGGTAGGGAATATCCGCCAGTAACATCACCCCTTCGCCATCGTTGGTCGGACTGTATTGAATCTCTGTTTTCAGCGTATCGTCAGTTTGCAGCGCAAAACCCCAGTTTAACTGGATACCAAAGACAATCGGGGTCGCTCTGAATGCCAGGGGTACAGGCGGGTTTCCCTCTTTCCCCTTCAGATGCGTTTCGGGGGCATTCGCCCAAATACTGGAAATTTCCGCCGCATTAATCGCCCTGACCCGCGCCTGATAACGGCCTGCGTAGATGTTCGGCACTTCAAAACCTTGTGTCGACGTGCGCGGGGCGGATATCCAGTTGCCGTTATCCCGTCGCCATTCCGCTTCATAGGCAATGGCGCTATCTGCGGCATCCCAGGTGACACGCAGTGTGGTGACAGCAATACCCTGATTGACGACAGAATAACTGTTAATCGCGACATTTTTCGGCGGTGGCTGCACGCCGGGCGGAATGACCGAAATGGGGCGTTCGTCTATGCGGGTGCCGGTATCGATGTGATCGTACTTGTCCGGGTTATGCTCTACGGCGGTGATTTCAAAGGAAACACCATCCTCTCCTTCTTTAATACCCGTAACCCGGAATAACTGAACCGCCAAATCGGCCGCATCAATGGCCCAGACGCATTCAGTGGCCGGCATTTCGGAGTAATCGGTACTGACCGTCACCACTTCGCCATTAACCGCCTGAATGGTACGCCCTTCCGCCTTACCGGAGGGCAGATTGAGAATAAGCCGCTCGCCCACTTTAGCCGATGAAACCCGGTCTAACGTGATATTGCGCCCCTCAGCGGCACTAATACGCCCACCGAGGACACGCCCGGACAGCATCTCATCCGCCACGCCAATGATGTAACCCGGTAAGGGGATTTTGCCATCCAGTCCCACGGTAAAGGTCACCATCCGGTCATATTCGTTAGTGTGTAACACCCACTTACCGCGCCGGATAGCTTCACTCTGACGGGTACAACCAATGGCCGTCACATCCGCCTGTCTGACCCCGAAGCGGCGTATCAACCGGTTTTCGAAAACGGGTTCGACGGCGTCCTGATACCCGTTCTGCGGATCGGACCAGCTCACCATCGCTGTAGAATAGTGGGTTTTCTCACTGGCACTGGCGTAAGTAAATTTACCGTCCTTCACATTGGCACGGGTATAGAGGTAATCCATATCCCGGGGCATATCCGCCAGTACATTCATATTATTGTTGGCCCAGAATGTCATACCCCGGAAAATACCGGCAATATCCCGCAAAACAGTCCAGGCATCTTCCTGAGACTGAATATAGACGTTACAGGTAAACCGGGGTTCGGTGCCGCCTTTGCCATCCGGTACGGGATGGTCGCAATACTGGGCGATACGGTACAGGTCCCATTTTGCCAGACGCAAATTTTCCGCTTTAACCCGGGTGCCGATACTGAACCGGTCATTGATCATCAAATCATACAGCACCCAGGCAGGGTTATCTGTCCAGGCCCATTTGAACTCACCTTGCCACACCCCGGAATAAGTGCGGCCGTCCGGGTCGTAGTTGTCCGGCACCCGGATCACCCGCATTTTCGGTTCACAGGAAATCTGCGGGATATTGCGAAACTGTTTGGCGTCGAACTGGACGAATAACAGGGCGGTTTCGGGGTAACTCAATTTGGCATCAATAATTTCTGTGATGGCCTCCACCATCATCGCGTCAGCAATCCGGTTACTGTTCTGTTTTGGGGTCAGACGGCGTACCCGTACCTGCCAGCCGGAATGCGCCTGGGGTAAATCCACACGGTGAGATCGTTCATATTTGGTGGTTGTCTTGCCCGCTACCGCTGTGTTCAGGATCTCCCGGTATGCCCCGCCATCCGTTGCCACTTCAATCACATAACTGATGCGATACCCGACTGTATCCCCGTTATCTTGCTGTGTTTGCAACTGAGGCCACGATAAACGGATACGGACGGCCGATAACTGCGTATTGGTGACCGATCTGACCCATGACTCGACTAACTCTGTCCCCACGGTCAGGTCATTTTCTACGGCGGGCATACCGGGAATATAATCCTGATACGGTGTACCGGGGCGAAATTCCCACTTCACGCCTTCGAAGTTGGCCTGACCATTCGGGCCAATAATCGGTGTGTTATCCAGAAAGATATTGGTGCCATCCAGCCCGCCCGCAAATTCCCCTTCACCCAGAGCCAGGATAATTTTTGCATAGGACGTGGATTGTAAAGAATCCGGGGATTCAACCGGCGTGCGTGGACTGCGACTGCCGCCTTTACTGCCCTGAATCAGATGATTACCCATAATTCACCTACAAAGAAAGCCGCAGGCGCGGCAAGACTCAATAAAAATAAATGGCGTTATTGCTGATCTTCGGCATAGATACCTGCTGAGATAATGGCCCCACCGATGCGGCGCCGGCCATATCCCACGGGAACGGGATTGCCCTGTGCAATGGAGTTCACCGGGCCACCAAAGGCATAAGAGGGCTTGTTGTCGGGATCTTCCCGGCGTGCCAGTCCGCCCGGCATCGGTGAAAGCATCTGCACCACGCCCCCCAGCATCATCGACACACCGGACATCACTAAGGGCACTCCCCACGCGGTGGCCCACATAAACGCCCCCGCGGCGACCATCACCGCACCGAGAATGGTCTGAAAAATCCCGGCCTTTTTACTGCCGATAATCACCGGAGCAATGCGAATAGCCTCCTCCCCGGAAAAGGCCAGTTCCTCCCGGCTGATATTGCGTTTTCCGCTGAACACGGCAAAGGTCAGTCCGCGCGCTTTGGCCGTCAGCAAAAACTGCTCAAAGCCGTCAATTAATACCGACAGCGCCCGGATCGCTTCCTGCGGTGATGAGACAGCCAGCCGGTGCTCCCGTCCGAACAAGGCACCGAGCACGCCGTATAACCGTATCACTCGCAATGTATTCATGAAATTACTCCTGATATCTGACTATTTTCACCGTACGTTCCTGCCAGTACCCGCTATAAGACACGCGGTGACTGAGTTGTCCGTACAGATGGTGTAACATGAGGCCGTCACCGAGGTAAATGCCGGCATGGTTAGGCTCACTGGCCTGCACCTGCATCATGATCACATCCCCGGCCTGCAATTCACCGCTGCACTCCACAAACCCCGCCGAAACATAGTGTTTCATATACAGATTTTCGCCCCGGTTCCACCAGCCATCCGTGCGGGCAAAATCCGGCAGCTCAATATTACGTTCCAGCCGATACCAGTCACGCACGATGGCGTAACAGTCCCAGATACCATGTACAAACGGGCGGCCAAGTAAAGGCTTTACCCCCTCAGTCGGCATAATGGTACGGATATCTCCCTCCGGCCATGAAACAATGACCCACGGGGTTTGTGACAGGTCACACTGAGCAATGTCTAACTGGCTGGGTTGGGTTGTCGCATCGGGGTGACTGTGGACAATCGCAACAATCGTTCCGGCTTCTTCGGCCTTGACATAATCGTCGGGGTGAATGCTGAATTGCTCAGTGGGTGACGGGGCGATATTGCGACAGGGAATATACTGTTGCTTTCGGCCATTCTGAATCACCAGTCCGCAGCATTCATTGGGGTATTCGGCCTGCGCGTGATCCATGATGGATTCGTTGACGTGTGGGCGCATATAGACTCCATAACAAAAAATCCCGTCAAAGCGGGATGTTATGATTCATTCATTGACATATGGCTATATTCAGAAAGGATTGTCGTATTTTTCTGCTAACTTCTTAAGTATTGGTTCATCTTTAGTGAGTAATTCTGTAGGGTAATATTCATAGCTTACCCACAATACATAAGGTGTACGTTCTCCCTTATTAAGCCTTAATTTAATCGCCATTTGATTGTATTCGTAGTCCTTGACTAACTCATGATTATTCTGTTCATCAAGAACAGGCTTGCCATACTTATTATTTAGACTTGATGCAATGAGATTAAATTTCTCTTTTAAATTATCGTAATTTTTACCAGAATCGCTTATATCGAAACTAATAGACCTCAACCCTCTATTAAGAGGGAAAAAATCTAAAAAATACTCACCGTCATATTTGGGTTCTATAGGTACTGATTTTGTTCTTATGGTATGCACTAATTTATCTTGATACTCATCAAATTTTTTGAGATTTAGCTTTCTAACTTCATCAATAGTCATGCCCCACCTTAACCCAAAGGGTGCTTGTGGCTCATCTTTTGCCTGTCCAAACGCCAATTGATTCATGACGAAAAACGTCAGGATAATCAAAATAATTTTTTTCATCATAAGCTCTCTCACTTGTTAGTAAAATTGCAACAATGAAGAAAATTGAATCAATAATCAAGAATTGACTATAAGAATATCCTATCTGTCAAAATTTGCATTATTACCGCCTCAACAACGCCGAACCCGGAAATCCGCCAAAAGGCAATTGAGCCGCTTCACCGTATCGGGCCTTGCAGTCACTCATCAACCCCCCGCACGCATCTTTTGCCGGGTCATCAGTCGGGTTACCCTCCTCATCAAAATATCGCGTTCCCGTATAGTTACAAGGTGATTTGCGGTATAACCCGCGCATACACCATGTACAAAGACTGTGGATTTGACGGGTAGGGATTTGTATACCCTGTAAGTCAGCCGGTGACGATAAGGCAAACTGAATGCTTTCGTTATCTTCATGGGTCTTACTGTCGATATAGAAAACATCGATTTTTTCCTGTGTCGGATCGGCTTGCGGGTTGCCTTCTGGAAAGTTTCTCGCATCCAGATAATGCGCAAAGGTCATACGAATAGTGACACGCGCCTGCACCATGTTCTGATAAGCCAGACACAGGGCGCTGATAGTCCCATCCAGATTGGCCACACTCAGGGTCGGTGACACCGCCCTGCCGTCACTGAGCGTTTCCAGCCCCTTAATTTCAACAGGCCACGGTTTGTATTCCACACCCTGCCACCAGATCGGTTTAGCCGTCAGGCTATCCGGGCTTTCCAGTTCCGCTTCGGTGTAAGCGACAGGGTGACTGTGAAAATGCAGTTCTGGCCCGCCAAAGGCCGAGCCATCTACCGTATACAATAAGATTTTGCTCCCCGGCTCAAGGCGCTGGAGTGTCGCAGTGATCGTCATGATAAAACCTCTTACGGGTGATAGATGCGGGTAAATGTCACAGAGAGAGTGAAATATGCCCCGCTGGCCTGTATCGTAAATTTTCCGGCTTGATATAACCCCATCTCAGATAACGGATTGCGCCACTTAAATGAGCGCCATCCCTGGTGCTCGCGTAGAAAAGCCATCACGGGTGCTATTTCAGATAACGTCCCCACAAAGGACAAAGGCCAGCTTTCGCGCTGTGAATTAATGCCATCTCCTGAAGTTTGTTTATATCCGTCACCAAACTGGACAGCGCGCACAACAGGCTCAAATTCCCCGACAGCACCGACCCTCGCGGGAAAATCAAATGTTTTTATCACCTTCTGCCTCCTTTGATAGCCACGCTTAATTCGCCTCCCTGCCCCAGACTTTTATGCAGCAATAATTTGAATCGCTGATCAACAAACTTCGCAATATCCTGACCCGCAGATTCGAATCCACCGGTTGTTTTCACTTCGTGGCTTCCGTCAGAATTGACGACGATATTGACATTATTGGTTGTCTGATTGCCTGTGCCGCCCATCGCCTGAACACCCAATTTTCCATCTGAGCCCCGTTTTAATGGCAAAATCGCTTCCGGTCCTGCCTCCCCCATCAATCCGCCCCCTTTGGCAAATCTAAACAGGGTCGGGCTGCTGACAATCTGCCCGCTGTACTGACTCAAGTCTGTGGATTGATAAATGCCGCCTTTCGCATTCAGGATCGGACTTTTCCAGACATCAGGCATGATTGTCGTGCCTGTGCCAATAGGTGATAAGCCGCCCCCTGCTGAGGCCAGAGAACTGGCCCCCATATTCGCCATACTGCCGCCTGAACCGCCAAAGAAACCAGAAAGTGCCTTCGTTATCAGTGCCTGCATGGCAATACGCATCAGATCCTGGATGATAGACTGCGCCAATGATGCCGATAATTCCTTCATGGATTCAGAAAATGACTTTGTCCCCATCAGCATGCCGGTTAAGGCGTTACCCGTCCGTTGTTCAACAGCATCCAACAGGTTCATTTGCATTTTCTGAAAACTTCCCTGCGCACCATACAGTTCTTTGGCTGCCGAAAATTGCGCGTCTTTAGAACGTGTACCGGCTGCGGCCACCAATTGCTCATAGCGTTCTTTTTTAATGATGCCATTCTGGTAATAAGCATCGTATAAAGCCGTTTGTTCAGTAAGCTGGTTTCTAAGCTGAGCGAGGGGGTCAACCTCACCGGCCATATCCAGACGCGGGGCGGCGAGCTGTCTGGCCTGCTCCGCCAGTTTATCTTTGACAAAAGTTTGATACAGGGTTTTGCTGGCTGATAAATACGCCTGCTCTGACAGCAATCGTTCGGCATACAGGGCCTTAAGCTCTGCACTGGCTTCTTTTTCCTGACGGATAAGGGCTTTTACCGGGGTATATTTTTCCGTCAGTTCCCTCCGTTGCTTTTGGTGGTTTTCGGCATTGAGGGTGCTTAGCCGCAAAATTTCATTTTGGGAAACTAAACCGGATTTACTGACCTCATTCAGCTTTCGCTGAACTTCTTGTTCACCCAGGATAATACGTCCTAAACTTGTCGTGTGTGCCCTTTCTATTTCCAGACGTAACTGACGATACTGATTCAGGGTTTGCTTTCCTTTGCTGTCACTTTTATCGCTATCGTTCTTGTCCTTTCCTTCGCCCTTCCAGGGGTTAAAGTCATTTGCAGGGGGTGGGGTGGGTTCTGGAGGCTTAACGTCAAATTTACCTGTCGATAACGTTGAGCGGATATTCCTATCTCTTGCAGTTTTCCCTTCTAATCCTTTCAGTATGTCTTCTCGTCGGCTAAGTAGCTCCCTTCCTTTCTTTTCGACCTCTTTAGGATCTTCAAAAAGAAAACTTAACGCACCTTTTTGACGATTTTTCAATCTACCAATCCTAGTTTGGGAATACCTTTCCAGTTGGCTATCAACCTGTTTTAATTCCTCTTTAAGGTTGTTTATATCATCGTTATTCCTATCAAGCTCCACTTCCAGCTTAATTTTAGAAAGGCGTTGCAGTTCCGCAACAGTCTCAATCGTTTCATCTTTTAACCTCCTTAGCCCTTCCCTCGCCTGGACGCTGTGGTTATATAATCCATACAGGGCTGACCCTGCCAAAACCGCCGCACCTGTCCACCCCCCCATTAACGCCAGGGCGCCCCGTGCCATATTTACCGATGTCGAAAGCGCACGATAAGAAAAAGAGAGGCGGCGATTGGCCAGTTCCAGTTGTCGCGTCGCTCTTTCCTTTTGTCTAAGCGCCTCTGTTTCCTGCCGATAGAGCGCCTTTGACTCTTTGGCATAATTGACGAAGAGGCCATGTTGAGCATTGATCCCTCTCATTCTTTCAATATGTTCACCCTGACGCTGGGTCAATTGAATCGTCGCGTTAGCCTGTTCGATAGTACGCCTTGCGGTTTCTGCTTTCTGTCTGGCCGTATCACGAGCGGCTTTTTCCGTGGCTCTCCACGCACTGACATTTTCGCGTAACCCTGCCGTCATTTTTACTGCCATCACTGGGAGCAGGGTGTGCAAGGCAACTCTGGCCACCAGATTAAAGTTTTCTGACAGTGCGTTAATAGCCGTGGTTGCACTCTGAACCCCGGTTCGAAGCGGGCCATCCGCACTTTGACCGGCTTTAATTGCCAGCCCTTCAAACGCACTGTTTAATACGTCCAGATCCGAACTCAGGTTGTTCGCCCGGGCGCCCGCCTGCTCATAGGCGACTTGCGTCCCCGTCAATGACTGCCGGAGTTCGTCTAATTTTCCCCGGCCTTTCACTAAGTTGGAAGCAACACTGATACTCGCCCACCCAAACAGTTTGGTCGCCTCCGTGGTAGACAAATTCTTTTTAGCCAGATAGTCCAGCGCGGCAGACAATCCCACCACAGACGGTTTCAGTTTTTTATCCGTTGAAGTCTCTAGGGCCAGGATCATATTTCGGATAGCCGTACCCGCTTCGGCGCCTTTTATTCCCCGTTCGGCCAGAATTTGAATGACCGCATTCAGCTCTTCAAAACTGATCCCGGCCTGTGCGGCCATCGTCCCGCCGTTTTTAATCGCCTGCGCCGTTTCATTGATTTCGGAAGCCCCGTATTTCGCCCCGGCTGCCAGGACATTGATAAACCGGTCGGCCTGCTCCGCACTGGCCCCGAACTGGTTTAATGAGAGTGCCAGTGCTTTTGTCGCTTCCGGTAAATCAATCCCGGAGGCCTGCGCTAACGTCACCGCTTTTTGTGTTGCCAGCGTCAATCCTTCAGTACTTTTCAGCAGTTCCGGTTTGGCGGAAGCCATTAATTTAAACGCTTCGGTAATTCGGACGGCCCCAAATTCCGTGGTGCGCCCCAACCGCTGCGCATTAGCATCCAGCTGTTTTAATTGATCTCCCGTGGCCCCGGTAATGGCAGACAAATCGGATAAAGCCTGTCCATACTTACGGGTGGCGATCAGAATCGCCCCCAATGAAAAACCCGTGCCGGACAATACCATCAACTGACCGGAAACGGATTTAATTTGTTTACCCAGAGACTGATAAGCCGATTCCGCCTTTCTCGCGCTTGATTTGGCCTTGCCGGCGAATTTTTCCGATTCCCGTCCGGCGTGGCGGTACGCTTCGGTAATTTGTGACTTAAATGACGTGGCATTGACCAGTAAGCCTACGGTGAGTGTGGATAAATTTGCCATAACTTAGCCTAATAATTTCATGACCGCATCACACTGTGCCTGTACCGTATCACGGGATTTCGGTACGGAGGCGACAGGCGTTTTAGCGGGCTGTTTGTGCTTTTTCAGCCGATAATACGCCTGCCACTCGTTCAGGGTGGATGCAGGCAAAGACAGGATGCGATAGGGATCGATTTCGCCGAGTTGCTCTGCAAGGGTAAAGGCAAAATGCAACAGCGGCGACTGAATTAGTTTTTTTCGGCGTCCTCCAGCGTGCCGATAGCATGGCGTTTCACAATATTGACAGCCGCGATAATCGTGGCATTATCGTGGATCTCCATCAGTTCATCCGCTGTGGGCAAATCGGCCTTGTCGAGGGGTTTTCCTTTGTCATTCACCAGACAATCCAGCACCATCTGGATATTGAGCCGTGAGGCTTCCCAGGCGTTTTCGTCGTGAAGTTTTTCTACCGCTTCCTCCAGACCTATCAGTTCAGACGCGGTCATTCGGCGCAAATTGACTTTAGTACCAAAAAGTTCGACTTCCTTCACGTGAGGACGCGGGGTTAATAATGCTGCTTTCAGGCCTTTCATTGGGTGACTCCTGTTTTCGTGGTGGCGATACCCCAGACGAGGTTATTCTGTTTGCCTTTGACGGTGATTTGAATGACTTCACTCGCCGGGGCGTTAATGTCGTTCATTTCCCAGCCGGAAAGCGCCAGTACCATCGTGGCGGTACGTTTGTTCGGCAGGGCAATGTAAAACTGGACGGTTTCACGATGCTGAGCGGCGTTCAGGAACGCGGTAAAATCGGCGTTTTCGGGGTCATCAATAAACCCCAATGACTTTTCGGGTCCCTCCGGCATATCCGAAATAAATTGTTTATTGGTATCAATCAGAGTGGTGCAGTCGATAAAACTGCCCGTGAGTCCTGTTGCGCCCAATGCTTTACAGTTAATTAACTGTTTCATGTTTTCCACGCTGTCGCCGGGTTTGCCGAACTTTACGACCGTGCCCGCGGGCAATACAGCGTATTCAGGTGACGATGTTGTCATGGTGATTTACTCCCGTCAGGGTTATTTACTGTAGACAGACAATGCTGCGCGAATTTCCTGTGCAAGCACGCTTAAAACAGCCGTTTTGTTGTAGTCCAGCGCCGGACGGATAAACGGGCGAGGCACTTGCTTGATGGTGCCCATTTCCTGTGCCAGGGCTTTCATGCGATGGGGCTGAGTGGGGCCAACAATAATCATGACCCCGCCTGGATACTTCTTTGATTTTGTTGCGCGGATTTTGATATCGTCCCGCATGTGGGGACCCTCACTTTTCTTGTCATACCCGGCATGGGCGATCATATCTTCCTGCACAATTTGCATCGCTTCTTTGCCCGCGGCTCTTAATATCCGGGTCTGCAATTCGGTGTCCAGCGCCTGTAATCGACGTCCCAATGCCTCCAGACCGGAAAGGTCAGTACTAATCATCGGTGTCCTCCGCAAAGAAGATAATAAAGTCACGCGTGATACGGTAACGCTTGCGGTTTTCCGTCAACTCTTCCGACGCCTGAGACAAGGGGCCACGTGAAACGGTCTGTACGGCAGTACGCCCAATCAGTCCATGCTGTACCGATTCCCAGGCAGAACGGATAACGCGCTCCAGTTTCAGCGCCCGGGTATAGTCATGTAAAATGAGGCTGATTTGAAAACGGGCTTCAATGAGTCGTGTCGGGGCCAGTCCGGTATTGAATTTCGGGTCACTGATCCGCTGATAGGTTACCCCCTCTAATACACTGGACGGCAATATCAGTGGGTAAACAGGCAACTGGGTTAACCGCGCTAAATCAGTTTTGATATCAGACTCTATCATGACGTACATCCGCTTCTGTGGTAATAAGAGTGCGGTCGGCACGATTGCGATCTACCGCGCGAACCGTAAACAGCCGACCTTGATGTTCAATCAGCCAATGGGGTTCAATGTCCTTTCTTGGCCTCACAGTAAACTGCTGCATTTCAATGACCTGTTGCTGATCGGCGGTGCGAATTTTGCGGTTAGACATCGCCTCGGCTTTGGCCCAGACCGTGGTAACATATTCGGCGGTGATGGTTTCTGATCCCAGTTCATCCCGTGTGATAACAGGGCGAAAGAGTTTGATACGTTTGTTGATTTCATTCACCAACATCCTGTCCTCCTATACGGGTTTTATCCGGTAATCGTCCAGCAAGTCCCGGAAGCCCGGTGGTAACCGTTTCGGATCGCGGGTTTCATACCAGAACCCGACCGCCAGCATCAGGGCCAGCTTTATCAATGGGGAAAGAACCAGCCCCTCCGGGTCTGATTCAGGCACAGCCTCTTCGTAAAAATTGCGGTTCAGGTAATTAATGGCCTTTTCTCTGGCCGCTTCAAGATAAGCCTGCAACAAGGCATCTTCCTCATCAGAATCAAGCCGGCACTGTAACCGCAGTTCTTCAATCGTCGGTAATTGCATCAGGGTCTCCTGATAACAGGGCGGCACGCAGGCCGCCAGGGGATTAAGCCTTACCCTCTGCCATTTTCAGCAGTTTCACCGCGTGGCTGTCCACCAGCATTGAGCCAACGCGCTTGGTGGTATAGAACTGCACAAACGGTTTATGGGTGTACGGATCGCGCAACATGCGAACACCGAGGCGGTCCAGAATGGTGTAGCAGCGTTTGAAGTTGCCGAAAGCGACCGGTATCGCCCCGGCGCCCAAATCCGCAAACTGCTCATTCTCGGCAATACCGTAGCCGAGCAAGGCGGAAGGCTGGCCCAACTGCAAGCCCGGCTGCCACAGGTAGTTGCCCTGACTGTCTTTCAGGGTACGCACCTTAAACAACAGGTTGTTGTTCATCATGAATTTCGCGCCGGTGCGGTACGGTTTGCGCAGGGTGTAGATCAGTTGCAGGATGTCGTCCGCCGTGACCTCGGCCGTTTTTTTCAGCAGCAGGTGTTGCAGGGTGCCCCACTCGCGATCTTTGTCCGCCTTGTCATCTGAACCAAAAGCCAGTAACCCTTTGGGTTTCTTGCTGCCGTCACCGTGGGTAAATGCCGCCTCTTCCTTCTCCGCAAATTCCTGTGTCAGTTCCGATGAGATAAAGGCTTCCACATCGAAAAAGGCATCATCCAGCATACGCTGAGTGGCGGCCGGGTTGCCGTAAATTTCTCCCCAGACAGGCTCAATGACGCCGAGCTGGGAAGTCGCGGTTTCCTCGCGCTTGTCGGTTTCCCCCACCCAGCCGCTGGTTGTCCCGCCCCGGTTGACCAGCTTCTTATAGTCCGGGCTCCCCAGTGCGATCACCTCGCATTCCTGACGCATCACAACCTGGTCTTTCAGCGCGTTGATAATGTTGCGGTCCAGTTCTTCCGGGACTGCATGACCGCCATCGGGATCTGTGGTGGTCTGCATGGCCTTTTGTTCCAGTTCGGCCAGTCCGTCTTCCTTGCCCTTGCGGATAAACTGGATAAACGCGGTCTTGTGTTCACTCACGGCCGGACTGTGATGGCCCCCTGCCGGGCGTTTCAGTCCCGCCAGCTCTTCTTCAAGGGCCGTTTTCAACGTATCCAGCTCGCTGAGTTTGCCGTTCAGGGTGTCCACCTGTTCCGCCAGTTTGCCTTTCTGGGCCTCAATCGCCTCAATGCGCTGATCGTTCTTCTGTCTGAACTCATCAAAACGCTGCTGGATTTCCTGCGCGACCTGTTGTACGTCTTTCACTTCAATAGGCATAAAAAACTCCGGTTAATTAAAATGTAATGTTTTCAGTGCATTCAATGCAGACACGGTTTCCGCGTCACGCGGCGACAGTGCCCGGTAGCCCTCAGCCATAAACGCCTTAGCCTGAGAGCGAGAGAGTCCAACGTCGCGCAGGACCCGTTCAATACTTTTCGGGGCAGGAATATCGCCCCGGGCAAAAGCGGATTTGACTTCGCTGACCCGGGCTTCATCGTTGGACGGAAAGGTGACCAGACTCACTTCCCATAAATCCAGCTCTTTCAGTAAAAAAGCCTCGCGGATCCGGTCATACTCCCAGTCTTTCAGCAGATAACCGATAGACAGTCCCGACAGGGAACCGGCTTTCATATGCGCGTGGGCGCGTTTTGCCAGCGGGTCATCCTCAATCAGCAACCGCCCTTTGAGATACAGCCCGGTCTCGTCTTCTTTCATCTCGGTATAGATACCGATGGGTTCATCCATCCGGTGCTGCCAGAGCAACGCGGGCAGGCGGCCTTTTTCATTCCATTGCCTTAAGGTGTTCGCAAAGGCACCGGGCAGGACAATATCGTCATAGGTGTCTTTCACCCCGAACACCGAACCGTAGCCCTCGAACTCGCCGGCGTCGCTGACCGATTTGATTTTCAGGGGCACGTCAAGCCGTTGTTTCGTCATCATCGGCATTGGGTTTATCCTCCGTTTGGGGTTTCTGGGTGGTATTTTCCGGTTTGGTCGTCATGTTCATGGGCGTCAGGTAAATATCGCCCCCTTCTCGCGGGTTGAGTTCTTCCAGCTCGCGGCATTCATTCGGCGAGTAAATCCCCCAGTTAATCCCCGTGGCGTAGGCCTCGAAACGGGATTTCATGTCACCGCGTAACAGGGCACCTGTATTGAATTTGGCGTAAAACCGCCCTTGCTTGTTGCTTCTGACTAACCCGGCATTAATCCGCTGTTCAATGCGGGTGAGGTACGGCACCAGCGAGTAATTAAT